TAGTAATGAGTGGTGCTATGAATGTAGAGAAATTATCTTTTAGTCCTAAAGATTTAGACATGGGACTATTAAGACAAGTACCAGAGGAAAGAGTTTCTGCTGTATTAGGCGTACCTGCTATTCTTGCAGGATTAGGTGCAGGATTAAAACACGCAACTTATTCAAATGCAAAAGAGTTAAGAGAATTTTTTACTGAAAATAAATTAATACCATTATGGAGAATGGTTGCAGAAGAATTAACTCAACAAATCTTATTACCTGATTATTTAGAATTAGATAATACACAAGCAGAATATGATTTCTCTGAAGTAAGAGCTTTACAAACTGATATGAATGAGATCTATGAAAGATTAAATATTGGTGTCCAAGGTGGTTGGATAACAGTAGCCGAAGCAAGACAGGCAGTAGGATTACCAAGTACAGAAGAACAACATGTATATTTACTACCAATGGGAGTTAATGTAGTAGGGGAAACTTTAACACCTGAAGTAGTTGAAGAACAAGGACTTGAAACAAGCGACTATTCATTTGAAGATAAAATTATAAAAAAAATAGATGACGAGTATTGCATAATTGCAGAGGATAGTGGAAAAAACATGGGCTGTTATCCTACAAGAGAATTAGCTATAAGAAGATTAAGACAGATAGAAGCTTTTAGTAATAATCAAAAAAAAAACAACAAACCAATAGAGGATATTTACACTCTAACAGTTGATGGCGAAAGAGTACATAACTCTTGGTTAGAGGAAGAATGAAATATAATTCTGCTACTGAACTAATTAATAGAAGAAATAATTTAAGGGAATTAGATTGGGAGAAAAGAATTAACAGATTTGAAACTAAAGAAGCAAGAGATGATATATGGAATGCTTTTAACGACTTATTAGGTAATTGGGACTTTACACTTGGTAGGTTATTTGATTATTTACTAACAAAACAAGTGAGATCGATAAACAAAATAATGGCGATTAATCCACCAACAATGTCTGGAATATTAGCTATTACAAATAGTATTGTTGATTCAGAGGGAAATGTAGAGTGGCGTAAAGAGATTGAACCATTTTATACAAGTATGGTTTTAGACTTCGCTTATTTACAAGTAGGAATACTCTTACCAGACCAATTCAAAGAAAACTATGTATTTAGCCAAGAAGAACAAGATAGGATTGAAAGAAATAGAAGAAGAAAACCAAGACAGGAAATAGTTGCTAGTGGATTTCATCCTAGAAGAAAAAGGGGACAATCAATACCAATAAATACTAATAAATATAATAGGAATGCTAAAGCCTTTATTGAACAGAGAATGAACCAAGTATTGCCCGAAATGAGTAATACTATGAAAAAGAATTTAAACTTAGCTTTAAGAAAATCATTAGATGAAGTTAATAAATTAGGGCTTACAGGAAAGAAAGCTAATGATTATATCGCTAATGGGATCTCAAAGAGTTTAGGAAAGAAAAACTTAGGTAGGGCTATGAATATTGCTAGGACAGAAGGTACAGCTTTAGCTAATTGGGGAATGAATGAAAGTGCTAAAGGAACTGGATTAATATTACAAAAAGAATGGATTACTCGTAGAGATGGACTTGTTAGGGACGCACATATGTACATGGAGGGAGTTAGAGTAGACCAAAATGGAGATTTTAATGTCCAAGGATATGCTATGAACTATCCTGGAGATAGTAGCAATGGCGCACCTGCAGGGCTAGTATGTAATTGTAGGTGTACTACTGTATTCCATGAGCAAAGGATATGAAAGTGAATAGAGAACATAAAGAAGTAAAATTTTTAACAACTGATGAAGTTGAGGGAAAAGTAGAAGCAGTATTTTCTGTATTTAATGAAATGGATAGTGATGGAGATGTAGTAACTCCTAATGCTATTAAATCAGGTTATGGCGATAAAGGTGTTGCTATGGTTTGGGCTCACGATTGGAAAGATGTTATTGGTAGAGGCGAAATAGTCCAAGATGACAATCAAGCTACATTCAAAGGACAATTTATTATGGACACCGAAAGAGGAAGAGACGCTTTTAATACAGTTAAAGCAATGGGAGATCTGCAACAATGGTCTTTTGGTTATGAAGTCTTAGATAGTGAAATGGGAATGTTTAGTAAAGATGGCGAAACTGAAATGGAAGTAAGATACCTTAATGATGTTAAAGTATGGGAAGTTAGTCCTGTATTAGTAGGAGCTAATCAAAATACTTCAACAGTAGCTGTTAAAGATGATAAAAAAGAAAATACTAAAGGTTTAAGATTTAACGAAGAAGTAGATGAGTTGCTTATCAAGTTATCTGCTGTGTTAAAGCGTGCTAAGGAGCTTACTGCCTTACGCATATCAAAAGAAAAGACATTGTCGGAAAGTTCAACAGATGTTCTTGAGGAACTTCAAGACTCTCTGCAAGAAGTATTTCAAGATATTGGAACACTATTAGATGTTGCAGGAGCAAAAGAAGATGAGGAAGAAGAACAGCTTGACGATACGACTTTGTTATTAGAAACAGAACGGGTACTAATGGAAACATTAGACCCAGAATTGTAGAGGAAATTATGAGTAAAATAGTAGAACTCAAAAAGGAACTACAAGAGCTTAGAGAAAATACTCTTAATGAATTCAAAGATGTTGAAACAACAGATTTTGATAGTGAAAAGAAAGAGGAATGGGCTAAGAGAAACGAAAGAATGTCTGAATTAGTAGATCAAATTAAAGACGCTACTCAAATTGAGGCAGAAAAATCCAAGATGGAAGAGGCAGTTGAAGCTGGAAAGAAAGTAGAGCCTAAGGCAATACATTCTGAAAAAGTTGAAACTGAGGAATATAAAACACTTGGACAATCTTTCTTAGAATCTGACGCTTACAAATCTTTTATGGACACTGGTATTAAGAATGTTAAATCTGAACTCAAGTGGGACCCAAGAGTAGAAACTAAAACTACTGTTACAGAATCAACTTGGCCTCCTAGCGTAGTTAGAGCACCAAGAATTCAAGAATCAGCACAGTTAGACCCATATGTTATTCCTGCTTTAATAGATACAATTACTACTGACCAATATCAGTACAAGTATCTTGAGGAAACAACATATACTAACAACGCTGCCCCTACTGCAGAAGGTTCAGCTCTTGGTGAGAACGCATTAGCTTTCACAGAGAGAACAGAAGAAATCAGAAAGATTGGAGCATTTATTCCAATGACAGAAGAGCTTCTTGCTGATGTTTCGGCTGCACAAGGATATATTGACAGTAGATTAAGGTTCATGGTTAGACAAACAATATCAGACCAAATCATTGGTGGTTCTGGTTCAGGTGTAAACCTAACTGGAATATTAAACAAGACTGGTATAAATGCATTCAACTATTCTTCTTTTAGTGGAAGCTTAAAGAGAATTGGACAAATTTTTGAAGCTATAACAGAAATTCAAAAAGATGCTTTTATGAACCCAGACGCTATCGTAATGCACCCATCTGATTGGTATCAAGTAGTAACCGAAGTAAATGCAGTAACAACAAGTGGAGCTTTAAATCCATTGTTTGTTGGTGCGGGATCTTTTGGAGACGCTGTTACACCAAGATTATGGGGAGTACCTGTTGTTAGTTCAACAGAAACTTCAGCAGGAGATTGTTTAGTTGGTGTGTTTGGTGGTGGACAAGCAATACATATAGTCGCAAGACAAGGTATGGAAGTTGCAATGTCTGATAGCCATGACGAGAACTTTGTAAAAGATATTATTGTAATGAAAGCAACTGTAAGAATGGGCTTGCCTATTTATAGAGCTTCTGCTTTCGCAAAAATTACAAACTTCTAAGAACGAAAGTAGCTTAGAAATAATAATGACTTTAGTAACTCGGGCAAGCTTTAGTGGTAAGTCCGAGTTGCAGTCAGGAAAGAAAATGATGAAATTAAAAAAATATGTATGGATAGATGACGCAGGAAAAATTGCTGAAACATCTGATAACCAAATGCCTAAAGCTTGGAGAAAAGGTAAGTTACTTGGTGTTAAAGGACACGAAGTTTCAGATCTACAAGCTAAAGAATGGGGATTAGGAAAGTCTAAAGCTAAAGCACCTGCTGAAAATAAATCTAAGTAGGTAACTAATGGCTATTACTAATGGCTACTGCACACTTGCAGAAATAAAAACTTATTTAGGACTTAGTGGTAGCGGGCAAGATGATAACTTAGAAAATGCAATAGAAGGCACTTCAAGAGAAATAGACGCTATTTGTGGTAGGTTTTTCTACCAAACAACTTCAGAAGCAAAATACTTTACTCCTGTTAATCCTATTTATTTAGAAGTACCAGATATATCAACTCCATCTGGTTTAGCAGTTCTAATAGATACAAATGACAATGGAACACACGATACAACTTTAACAATTAATACAGATTTTTATACCTCTCCATTGGACGCAGGGAATGATGTTGATGGAGTACAGTACCAACCAATAACAGAAATAAAAATATTAGATACTAGAAGTAGTGAAAGATTTGATACAACAATAGTTAAACAAGTTAAAGTAACTTGTCAATGGGGTTGGTCTGCTGTTCCTCACGCTATAAGACAAGCAACATTAATACAAGCAACAAGATTGTTTAAAAGAAAAGATACACCATTTACAGTTTATGGTTCTGAACAAACAGGAACAGTTGAGTTATTTCAAAAGTTTGATCCTGACGCTATGAAATTAATTAAAAGATATATTAAGAAAACTTTATAATGGCTACTGCAAGTAACCAAATTACAGTTACAGGTTTAAAAGATTTAAAGAAAAGAATTGCTTTAGGTGGTTTAGCTTATACGCCTATTAGAAAATTTTATAATGAAGTAGGTAAACATCTTAAAGAAGAAGCTAGACAAGTCTTAGATGATTATGATAAAAACGATACTGGTACTTTAAAGAAAAGTATTAAATATAGTAGGAGAACAGCTAAAGTCGGTGCTTTACCTAAAGGGGTAAAAGTAATGGCGACAGCAAAATATGCTTCATTTGTTCATGGAGATGTAAAAATGGCCTTTAAAGGTAAGTATAAACTACAACCTAAATGGTCTAGGACAACTCCACATATGCCTCCTGTAAGGGCTTTAAAAGGTTGGGCAGGTAGGAAATTAGGAGATGAAGGCGCTGCGTATGGAGTAGCTTTAGGAATAGCTAAAAAAGGTACACCAATAGTTCCTTTCTTAAAAATAGCGTATGATAGATCTGATAATGATATTGACGCTTTACTTTTACTTGCAAGTAATAGAATAGAAAGAAATTGGAAGAAGAGTAGAAAAGGAAAAATATAATGGCGACTTTAACAGCAATAAGAAGTGGATTAAAAACTAATTTAGCTAACATAACATCTCTTGTAGTTTATGATTATGTTCCAGATTCTATTGAGCCACCAACAGCAATTGTAGGAGTAGTTGATAGTATTGATTACGATAGCACAATGGCTAGAGGTGCTGATACTTATACTATTCCAATATTTTTATATGTCAGTAGAGTTGACGCTGAAGATAGCCAAGATACTTTAGATGGTTATCTTGCTAGTAGTGGAAGTTCTTCTGTTAAAGCACAAGTAGAAAGTGATTTAACTTTAGGAGGTTCAGCTCAATCAGTGAGGGTAATTGAGGCAGACAACTATGGAGTGTATAATGTGAATAACATAGATTATTTAGGTGTAGAATTTACAGTAGAGGTAATAGCATAATGTATGAAGTACAAGTAGGAATAGATTTAGGAAAAGAGTTTTTTGAAGCTGGTTCATTGATACCAGAAAATAAAGTACCTAAGAAAAGTTTAAAATGGTTAAAGGAACAAGGAATATTAGTAAAAGCTGATAGGGCAAGAAATGACAAAGGACATTTCATTGCTGATGATCCCAAAACAGAAAAAAATGAAGCATACGAGGAAGAAGAATAATGCCGAAAAATAGTAGATACAATACTGGTAAATGGAATAGGAATAGAAATAGGAGTAGAAGATAATGGCGTTTAAACATGGTAAAGATACAAAAGTTTATGTTAATTCAAGTAACTTTAGTTCATATTTTAATAATGTAGACGCTAGTAGAACTGCTGATATTGCCGAAACAACAACTTTTGGTAATTCAAATAAAACTTATATAGCAGGAGAAAAAGATGGAACAGTTTCTCTTTCAGGTTTATGGGACGCTACTGCTGATACAACATTACAACCACTCCTTGGTGGTGCTGATTTTGATTTTGTTATGGGCATAGATGGATTAGATACAGGCGACTATGCAACTTTCGCACAAGGTAATATTTCTAATTATGCAGTTTCAAGTCCAGTAGGAGATGTTGTCGGAACTTCAATGGATATTCAATCAGATGAAGGAATGTGGAATGGAAGTGTCTTAACAGCTTCAGCTTTCACTACAACCGCAGCCCAAGGAAGTGCGCAGGATAATGCTTCATCAACTACAAATGGTTGTGGTGCATTTTTAATTGTTACATCTGTTAGTGGTACAAGCCCAACTGGAGATGTAAAGATACAACATAGTGCAGACAATGTAACTTATGTTGATCTAATAACTTTCACACAAGCAACAGCAGCGACTTCACAAGTCAAGTATGTTGATAGTGGAACGACTATAAACAGATACATTAGAGTGTATAATACAATAGGTGGTTCTTCTACACCGACAATAAATGCTATTGTTGGCTTTGGAAGAAACAACTAGGGAAAGGAAAATATATGGCATTTGTACATGGTTCAGATTCAGTTTTTAAACTTGATAATTCAGGTGGTTCTTTAACTGACATCTCATCATATGTAAATAATGTTGACTTCCCAGAAACAGCAGATGTTGCAGAAACAACTGTCTTAGGTGCGAGTAATAAAACTTACATTGTAGGACTAAAGGACGCAACTATCTCGCTATCTGGACTATGGGACGCAACAGCAGACGCTATTTTCGGTGCAGTAGTAGGACAAAGTTCTTCTCTTTCATTTGAATATAGCCCAGAGGGTACAGCATCTGGAAAGGTAAAGTACACTGGCGAGGGAATAATGACAAATTATTCAATTGGTAGTCCTGTTGGCGATGTCGTAGGATATTCAGCA